AGAATGCTCAGATGGGCGGTACGTCTATTAGAATAGACACTCAGAATAAGACCCACACTTTAGTCAAACCCGATGCGGTAGACGATGACGCTATTCCATTTTTCATAGAAGCGGCAAAGAAACAAGACAAAGCACTAAAAGATTGGGTTAACTTTATTCGTAAGCAAGAGCCTGTAGCATTCCACAAAAAAACACCATATACGATACCTTTCGGTTCAGTCACTAAAGACGCATGGTCAGCGGCACAGAAAGCTGGCTACTTAACTAAGATGAATGCGATACAGTCTTTTGACTCAGCGAAAACAATCGCTAAAGCATATAACCGAAAGAACGTATATTACATTCAGATTGGTAAAGCAGGTCTTTTTTATCTAGGAAGCAATCCTTTAAAATTAGATGTTCCAGAATACAAAGGATCTGTTAATATCGAATTCAGATTGGGACCATCTGGAAGTAAAGCAAGAAAATTTGAAGGTGAAGACTATCGTGTTGTCGGTGCTGGATATCGTTGTCAAGGCAGATTGAAGACTAATATCAAGTCTAAGTATAGCCTCGATAATTCTGAAGACGTAAAGAAATTATTTGGAGCATAGAATGCAACGCCTTTCATCATTTTTAACTGAAGCTAAAAACACTCACATGGAGCACCTCGAAGATAACTTGCTAAATGCAGGCGTTGATGGAGCAAGACAGTCTATAAACTATCTACGATCTCTACGTGATATGTTGGCAGGTAAATCTCGTTCCGCAGTTAATGTGACTGTCAAATGGGATGGAGCACCAGCAGTGTTTGCAGGTATTGATCCTTCTGATGGTAAGTTCTTCGTTGCGAAGAAAGGTATCTTCAATAAGAACCCTAAGGTCTATAAGACTAAAGCGGATGTTGATGCTGATACAAAAGGTGATTTGAATATTAAATTAAATTTGGCACTGAAACATCTGCCATCTATGAATATTAAAGGAGTGATACAAGGTGATTTCCTCTATGCGAAGAAAGATATTAAGAAAGTACAGATTGATGGTGAATCGTATATTACTTTTCATCCTAATACGATTGTTTACGCTATACCAGCGAAAAGCCCACTTGCTACTAAAATCCTCAGATCCGAGATCGGTGTGGTTTGGCACACTAACTACAGAGGAAAATCTTTTGAATCAATGTCAGCGTCTTTTGGAGAGAAGATCGCAAGCAATCTCAAAGACACGAGATCGGTCTGGTCAGTAGACGCAGTATATAAAGATGTGAGTGGTAATGCCACAATGACACAGACAGAGACAGATGCAATTACTCTACTATTATCTGCCGCTGGTAAACAGTTTAATAAAGTAAACAAAGCAACGTTTGATGGCATAACGGAGAACGAAGAACTGCTTACAAGAGTTAAAACATATCTGAACGTAAAAGTACGTGCAGGTGAAAAGATTGCAAATCCTTCTAAGTTCGTCACTGACATGGTAGACTGGATGTACGAGTATTACCAAAAAGAAATTGATAAGATGAAATCTGAAAAGGGCAAAGCTAGTAAGACAGAGAGACGAAAAGATGTAATGTCATACTTTTCAAATATCGATAAGTCTCAGATTGTTGCATTGTTTGAATTGTATAATATGATCGTTGAAGTAAAACTACTTATCATTACTAAACTGGATAAAGCAAAATCCATAGGTACGTTCTTAAGAACAAAAGATGGATACAAAGTCACAGAACAAGAAGGCTTTGTTGCAATTGATAGGATGGGTAAGAATGCAGTTAAGCTTGTAGATAGAATGGGATTTTCTAAAGCAAATTTCTCAGACGAATTTATTAAGGGCTGGCAGAAGTAAGTCATTTACCGCATCACGGGTATTCGGATTTAGCATCACAAAATTACACTTTTCTTGTATAAATATTTGCGTCAACAAGATTGACGTAACACATTTATCACATACGAAAGGTTACATAATGGCACACGTATTAGCCGCAGTACGATTTTTAGATTTCTCATTCTTATCCGCTTACATCTATAAAGTGGTGAGATACTTCGAAGACCGCAAGACTTATAGAGAAACTTATAATCAACTATCAAAACTTACAGACAAAGAATTATCAGACATTGGTCTGCATAGAGGACTAATTCACTCAGTATCAATTGGCGAATATTCTCCAGATAGATCAGATAATCCAAACTTGCGAGGTTGGGTATAATGGCTGAAGCAATTTTGAAATTTACATTCGCACCTCTTTCTGGTTTTTGGGGCACAATGTGGTCGATTGGCGAATCAGCCGGTAGAGCAAGAGCCGCATCTGAACTATCACGGATGGGCATGCACGAAGAAGCAAAACGATTAATGCTAGAGAAATAGAATGATAAAAAGATTTATGAAAGCAATGGAATATAGAAGCTATTGCATATCTATCAAAAAATTACGAGAATTAGGATACTATGAAAAAGCCCGAGAGATTTCGGAATATAAACATACTATGTACAAAACGCATTAAATTAAAATATTTTATCGTGGCTATATGTGTCATGATGGTTACATTCGATGCTGGATCGAGACCTTTAAAGAAAATGGCATTATCATCGGTTCGTATTACGCTAAATAGTAATACGAAGTCTTAACGTAAAGCGGGCTTCATGCCTGCTTTCGCATTTAAAGGAGAATAATATGAATTGGTTAAAAAACAGATTGATGGAACGCACATCTTGGGATGGTGGAGTTCTTATCGCAGTTGGTGTAGTTGCACTTATGTTTCAAGGTCTAGTCGGTTGGGCAGCATATGGCGCAATCGCTTATGGCATCTTTACGTTAGTTAAATCAGAGGACTAATTATGAATTTCGTTGATATGACAAAGCGTGAGTTAGAAGATTATGGACGTACAGTTGGCATTGAACTGGATAGAAGACTTACTAAATCCGTCTTAATTGAACGGCTTAGTGACCACTTATCCAGTTCAGAAGAAAACTTAGATCCTATCTATGTAGACGCAGAACTTGAAGAAGAATGGGGACAAGCAGATATTGAGCATCCTCTTATGCCATCTATTGAAAATGAGCCTGTAGATCCTTTGCTTGCAATTCAAGCAGAAAAAGACGCAAGACATGCAGTTCAAAACTATTCAGAAACGGTGCGTCAGATAGAAGAAAAATATCAGATACTAAAAGATCAGCGTATCAATGCTGAAGTGTTAGAACTAGAGGCACTCACTGAAGTAGAAGTTGCTAGAAAAAATTTATCTAGTATGCAAAAGACATGGGAAGACAGTAGGGAACTACTGTAATTTATAAATAGTACATAACAAATCGTTGTAGTAAGACTACGGTAAACCTACGATAGAGGAATAAAAATGCAAGATGATTCTATGGATAATCCAGAGGCAAACTCTGGTGAAGAAACGACTTCTAAAAAGAAGACGGATAAGACAGAGAAGTCAAAGAAGGCTTCGAAGAAAGTAAAAGACGAACTTCTCGTAAAGAATTCGATTGAGATCAATCCTAAACTTGAAGAAGCTCCCAACAAGACAGTCGTTCTCGGTTGGGGTAGAATGAATCCAATCACGGTTGGTCATGAAAAACTAGTCAACAAAATTAAATCAGTTGCAAAGCAAGAAGGAGCAACTCCTTTAGTCTATGTCTCTCATAGTCAAGATGCTAAAAAGAATCCTCTAGATTACGATGACAAAATTATGCTTGCCAAGAAAGCATTTGGTAACATAATCGTAAAATCTAATTCACGTACTATCATTCAGATCATGCAAGAATTACAGAAGAGTTTTTCTAAAGTAGTTCTAGTTGTTGGTCAAGATCGAATCAAACAATTCGATGAACTCTTAAATAAGTATAACGGCAAAGACTATAGATTCGATAGCATTAAAATCGTATCTGCTGGAGATCGTGACCCAGATTCCGAAGGTGTTTCTGGTATGTCTGCATCTAAGATGAGAGCCGCAGCCTCACAGGGCGATTTCAAAAAATTCAAAACTGGTTTGCCTCGCAGACTTCAAGGTGACGCACAAGACGTATACGATATGGTACGTGGCGGCATGAAGATTGCAGAGATGTCAGAACAGCTTGACGAAGCGTTGACTATTCAGCAAAGACGCATGAGATCAATAACCATGCGTAAGTTCAAGTCTAAGATCGCTCAAGGTCGTAGACGTATGGCAAAGAAAGCCGCTACTATGGACAAACTTAAAGTTCGTGCTAGAAAGGCTGCCATCAAAGTAATTCGTAAAAAGGTTGCAGGCAAGAAGGGTGAGAACTATGCTTCACTATCTCCTTCTGAGAAGATGCTTATCGATAAGCGTGTTGCAAAGAAAAAATCAGCTATTGATAGAATCGCTAAGAAGCTACTACCTTCGGTTAGAAAAGCAGACCTAGCTAAATTATCTGGCAAGAAAAGTGCTAACGAAGAGTTTGAGTCTTATATCATCAATGAAGAATTCTCTAACTTGTTTGAGGAGCCTACTGTAGGTCAAGACAAAGATATTGCTGATCGTAAAGGCACACAGCCAGCAGTATATCATAAAGGTCTTGCTAAGTCTACTAAAGTAAAACGTGATGCACATTTCAAGAAGGGCGCTAAGATGGATGATGATAATCCAGATGCGTACAAACCAGCACCTGGTGATGCAGAAGCAAAAACAAAAACATCTACACACACTAAACGATATCATCAGATGTTTAATAAAGAAGGTCAAATAAAACTAGACCGCCGTTTTCGTGCATTCAGACAACGTAAAGAAGAAGTCGAAATAGCTGAAATAACTATCAATACAGATGCAGAGAAGCGACTTAAAAGACAACACAAAGACGAAAGACAAAACTTATCTAAAGAGCATGAGCGTGAGATGGATGGATTGCTTACTAGAGAGTTACGTAAGAAGATCACTCAAGTTAACAAAGAAGAGTTTCACTCTGATAAAGATTTAATTGCATTCATCGAAGAGACTACAAACGACATTGTTGATCAGGTAACATTAGATGAAGCAAAAGGCGATGAAGGATTAAAGAAGAAAGCAGAGAAGTCTGGAATGCCACTTGGTATTTTACGTCAAGTTTATAACAGAGGTATTGCCGCTTGGAGAACTGGACATAGACCAGGTACTACTCCACAGCAATGGGGCTTTGCACGTGTCAATTCTTTCATCACTAAGTCATCGGGCACATGGGGTAAAGCAGACGCAGACCTAGCCGCTAAAGTTCGTGGTAGTTCTAAGAAAGAAGAGATTGAAGAGAAGTTAAAAGTATCCGATGGACTTGGAGCTTGGATTGATGACTTCAAAAACTCAGATGCTCCTCAGTTTGCAGGTAAGTCTGATAAGAAGAAACAACAAATGGCTGTTGCCGCATTCGTAGATGCTGGTGGCAAGTTAGAAGAGGGCGCAGTTTCAGCCGCACAACGTGCCGCAATTGCTATCTCTAAGAAAGAGAAAGCTGGTAAACCTGGTTACGATAGCGAAGGTAAGTCTTTGAAAGAGGATGATCCATGCTGGGACTCTCACGAACAAAGAGGCATGAAAAAGAAAAACGGTAAGCTAGTGCCTAACTGTGTGCCTAAGAATGAAGGCGCAGAAGTCTATGTAGTTAAGAAAGGACCTTACCAACGCAAAGTCGATGGAGCTACTGCTGATAGAATGAAGAAGCAAGGCTGGAGAATTGTAGCAAGGGAGGCATTTGAAGAATCTAGTACTGAAGACCTCATGTTTGAAGAGCATTTTGCAGAGAGAAGTACACAAGACATTATCAGGTCTAAGTTAGGATCTATTACTAACAAAAAGAACTACCAACACGCATTAAAAACTCTCACCACTGTACTCGACAGAAAAAAGAAAGAGTCAAAAGGTAAGATTAGACATGGCGTAGGATACTATGCCGCACAAATCGCAAAAAGTTACGCAGGCGTTGATGGCAGAACATTAGCAGATATGGTGCCTAGTGATTATGTATTCGAACAGGGCGGTGCTGGTGATAGAGGTACTGAAAAAGTTACTAAGCGTTACAAGAAAGATACTCCTGGCGAGACTGTCACTGAGTCAGTAGATGATCTATTTGAAGCACACTTCGAAGAAGAAGTTACTCAGAAGCAGTTGAATGACTTAGAAAGGTTTGCAGATAGATTACTCGACAAGTTTGGCATTGACGTAGAATTCACTAAGCATTTTGCAGACAGAATGAACGATGATCGCAATAAGCCTGCTATCACTATTGCAGAACTTCAGCGAGTATTCAAAAAGATTGCAAAGAACAAAGCAAAGAACATTCGTCAAAATCCTGACATCGAAGCAGTGCTTAAGGACATTCAAGCAGATTTGAACTTACCTATCGTCATTAACTATGATAGCGAAAAGGATGAATACGAAGTAGTCAACAAGACTATCATGCGTAAGAAGAACTTTGGCACATCTAGTAAAGTGATCAAGGTATGAAGAAGTTTAGGAACTTTGTGTCAGAACTTAAGGTCTATGAACCTAAGTCCACAGATACTCTAGGTTTTACAAGAGACAAGATGCCTCAAGTAAGATCGAAAGATTATGATGGACTTATCAAGCATCTGAAGAAGAACAACGTTGCTGTGAAAAAGACTAAGGTTCCTGCTAAGAGTTTAAAGCCTATTCAGAAAGAATTTAACAAAGATAAGATTGTAGGGGCAATCGCTAAGATCAAGACTCTTGGTCAAGCAAAACCTCTGATTGTGAGTAAAGATAACTATATCATTGACGGACATCATCGATGGTTAGCCGCTCGAAACGTAGGTGGAAATATAGATATCATGCAAGCAGATGTGAAAGTTCATGAATTATTAAAACACGTGTACAGCTACCCAAAGACTTTCACAAAAAAGATACACGAAGGGAATGAAAATGTTTTGGAGAAAAAATAAGATGAGTAAATTTGAATTAACAAAAGAGATGCTGGCAGCAATGATTCCTGGCAACTCAAAAGTAGATATGTGGTACGATGCGATTGTAGAAATCTTTCCTAAGTACGACATCAACACGCCAGAAAGAATGGCTGGATTTATAGCACAATGCGCCCACGAAAGCAACAACTTCAAGTCACTAGAAGAAAACTTGAACTATAGCGAGAGTGCATTGAATAGAGTATTCGGACGTTACTTTGGTAAGTCACCAAAGCGTAACGCAAAAGAGTATGCACGTAACCCAGAGATGATTGCTAACTACGTATATATGGATGAGTTTCGTAAGTACAAGATGGGTAACGTTAAAGATGGAGACGGCTGGTTATTTAGAGGTCGTGGACTGAAGCAACTTACTGGTCGTGAGAACTATACTAAGTTCGGTAAGACCGTAAGCATGACAGCAGAACAAGCCGCTGAATATGTAGCAACTGAAAAGGGTGCTATTGAAAGTGCTTGCTGGTTCTGGAAGACATCTAAGTTAAATGCTATCGCAGACAAAGGCGATATCGTTAAAATGACTAAGAAGATTAATGGTGGTGATATTGGCTTGGCAGATAGAACTAAGCGTTACAATGCCGCTATTGAGATTATGGGCGGAAAGATTCCTGCCCCTAAGAAATCATCCAGTAAATCTAAAGTTGAATACGTAACAGTAACAACTGGTGATAGAGGCGATACAGTAGCCGCAGTGCAGAAAGCACTCGGTATTGGCGCTGATGGTATTTTTGGACCTGGTACTAAGCGTACATTAAGAGCGTGGCAAGCCGCAAATGGTTTGACTGCTGATGGAGTAGCTGGTCCTGCAACTCTAAAGAAACTATTAGGATAGTACAATGATTAAAAAGTTCAGCGATTTTAGGACAGAAGCTAAAGACCCGAAAGAGTATGACAACGAAGGCGGTATGGCTAAGACCCAACTACGTGGTATATTGGCTGACGCAGATCATATGGTTAAGATGTTTGAAGACGAAGATAATCTGCCAGAGTGGGTACAGAACAAGATCACTAAGGCTGCCGATTACTTGAACTCTGCTCATCGATACATGATGAACAAAGACGGAGAAGAGTAATGGCTTGGGTTACAGTCACTAATAACACTGCTTGGCAATACGATAATGCCGCAACTGCATCTGACACTTATTCAGATACTCCTGGCACTATCGCTAATGGTATTCGAACATTTACTTTACCTGGTGGTAACGCTAGACAGACATATATCAAGTGTAGAAAAACTAGTAACCCACCTGCAACTGGTGAACTTGACAAGACATATTGGGACGCACAATGATGAAAAGCTTTAAAAGATATAACGAAGAAACTATTGATGCCGTATGTGAAGAGTGCGACATCTATGCAGATTTAGTTTTAGAAGAATCTGAGTATCAAGGAAGAAAGGTTACGCTGAACGATCCTTTCAGACTGCCCAGTGGATCTAAAAGAAAGTTTGGCGTATACGCTAAGAACGAAAAGGGAAATGTGGTGAAAGTTCAATTTGGTGATCCGAACATGGAAATCAAACGAGATGATCCTGCAAGAAGGAAAAGTTTTAGAGCAAGGCATGGATGTGATAATCCTGGTCCTAAATGGAAAGCAAAGTATTGGTCGTGTTACCAATGGCGTGCAAGCTCAAAAGTTGATAACTGATAAATAGTAACATAAAATAATTAAAGGAGAATACCATGTTTAAGAAAGCCGAAGACATTCAACCACTGCCAGCAGGTATGGTTGATGCATTCACTGCTAAAGTTGCTTCTCAGGGATATAAAATGCCTGAGCCTGTTGCTGAAGAACCAGTAGTAGAAGTTGAAGCACAGCCAGAAGAAGTAACAGAAGCAACAGGTTCACGTGGACCAGATAAAACTGCACCAGGTGACGGAGATACTAAGACACCTAAAGTAGCAGACGTAACTCCAGAAATTGGCATGATCTCATCGAAAGATAAGGCAGCCAAGTCTGTAGAAACTGCTGTAAAAGCCGCTTCAAAATCTCAACACGAAGAAATTGAACTTGTTCAAGACGGTGGTAAAGTAGAACTTGAAGACGTAATGTACGAAGCTACTATTACTGTAAAGTCGTTCACTGGTAAAGCACCAGCCGGTATCAAGATGAAAAAGATCGGCTCATCTTCGTTTGGTGGAGATGATGTTGAAATGACTGGTCCAGACGCTAAACTTATTGCTTACGCTAAGAAAAGTCTTGGATGTGATAAATCATGTAAGACTATCGCAGATGTTCAAAAGAGTTTGAAAGAATCATACATGGACGAGAAGTCTTGCGTAGGCGAAATGAAAAAACTACACGCTTCCTCATGCTCAAAGCATGAAATGTATAAGAAAGTGAGTGAGAAGTATGGTTGTTCGGAAGCGAAGTTCGAAGAACTATATGCTCAGTATTGTAAAGAGACTTACGAAGGAGTTCAAGAAGATAACTCTAACGACAAGTCAGACGATGGTGAAGGCATGGACAAAGTTCAACCTAAAGCTGTTAAAAAGAAGTTTGATGATCGTAAAGACAAAGACATCGACAACGATGGCGATGAAGACGAATCTGATGAGTACTTACATAAGCGTAGAAAAGCAATCTCTAAAGCGTTGGAGGACTAAATGACTGACGAACTAAACGAAAAATTTAGTCCTATGCATGTCAAGCAAGCGATTGGTATTGCGTCTGATAAACGCTATGCCGGTGGCAATATGACTGGTGCAGTCAAAGCTATTGAGAAGATGAAAAAAGGATTGTCTGATCATCCACAAGTTAGGGCGGTACTTAAGCGTCAAAACGAAGATGTGAATGAGAAGTTCGATCCTGCTGACCTCGACTTAGTTGCAACTGACAAAGATAAAGCTGGCGCTAAGATGAACATTATCATGCAGTTGCGTAAAGCGGCAGACGTGAGAGGTAATCTTCCTATTCAATTTGCTGATGGTAAGAAAGCTAAGTTGCCTCCAAAAGTTATTGAACTTGCACTTAAGAAGTTTGCTTCTTTTCGTAAGCCAGATAATAAAGAGAAACTTCAAACTGCAATGGGCAAATCATACAAAGATATGGTACATGCTCTGAAGACTATGCGTGAAGAAGTTGAACTAGATGAAGGCGTAGACAAGGCTAAGATTCAAAAGCAGATTGATCAAGCAGAGAAGTATCTCAAGACTTTCTTTGGTAACACATCTTCTGTTAAGATGAAGAAAGTTGCTATTCAGAGAAAAATTGATAAGCTGAAAAAGCAACTCAATGAAGCTGAAGAAGATGGTGAAGTACTCGAAGAGAAGTTTATAGTTAAGTATTCAATGTCAAAGCGTGGACCGATTCGGACGATGCCTTTCAACCTATTGGTATATGCCAAGAAATATCTTGCCGATAAGGAAAAGGAAGGGTACAAGGGCATTATCTCTAAGAACGGTAAAGTCGTAAAAGAAGACAGTGAAGAAGATTACTGTGACTGTGGTTGCGAGTGTGGAAAGAAAATTTGTGAATCGTGTGGTAAGCCACATAAGCCAGAAAACATCAATGAAGAAGTCCAACAAGACCTTCAAGAAGCGCCCAACTACAAACTATATCATAACACTTTTAGTGGTGCAGTGCAAGAAGCAATTGCAGTTGCTAAGAAAAAAGGATTTGATATTGATGAAGACGATTGGCATGATAAAGTTGCTACTGGTCCTAAAAAGCCTAGCAAAGATAAGACCAACTCTTACTCGATCAAGTTGATGAAAAAAGGCAAGCCCGTTCGTCAAATGCTTCAGATTCAAGTGTATAATATGGGCGCAAAATACGAACTGAACTGTTACGTACAATAAATATATTAAAGAACCATTAATAAAGGAGAAATAAAATGGCACTATGGGGAACAGTTGATACTTTGGCGGCAGCGCCTAAGTGGGAAGCAACTACTACAATTTTTGATGCAACCAGCGCCACAGTCGTTGTACTAGCATCAAATACAATTAAAATTTCAGCACACGGATTCACAACTGGTGATGCTGTACAATACAATGACGCAGGTGGAACTGTTATCACTGGATTGACTGATGCGGCTACCGTATTCGTTAATGTTGTTGATGCTGATACTATCAAACTATACGGCACTAAAGCACAAGCTGTTGCCGGTCACGCAACTACAGGTCTTAAATCACTTACTGGTTTAGGTGTAGGCGCAGGGCATAACTTAGTTAAAGTACCTGATGATATCTACTTTGTAGATACTACAGAAGCAGGAATTGCCGCTAACCGTGCTAAGGGTCTTCAGACTCCTGGTTGGGTTGAGTACAATACTAAGACAGTACCCGCTACTGCTGTAACAATCGATGCAACACAAGCAAGTGTAGTTGACATTGCTACTGATGTTATTCATCTAGGTGGTGGAAGCGAAGCAACATTTGCAACTGGCGAAGAAGTGACTTATGCCGATAACGGTGGAACAGCAATTGCTGGTTTGACTGACGGCGATGACTACTTCGTAAGTAATGTTGGTCCAGGCATGATTCAGCTTTACACTTCTGCGGCAAACGCAAAAGCAAAAGGTGCAACAGGTCTGAAAGACTTGACTGCTGTTGGTGTAGGTACTGCTCACACTCTTACCGCAAAGTCTGGCGCAGTAACTCGCAATGTTGTAGAAGTTATTGTACCGATGAAAGTAGCCGCAGGTACTGCAGGTGACGTTGGTGTTGATGGCGCAGATGACGCTGTAGTCGCTGATAGTTAATCCGCTGATAGTTATAAATATACTGGAGAGCAATAAAGCTCTTCGGTATACTTAACTAAAGGTGAATAAACTATGAAACTTGACGAAGACAGCTTTCTTCTGTTTGCTGCCAAATACTATGATATTAGAATGGCAGCCAGTTCGGAAGAATTTTATGACGATCTTAAACGATTTCAACATCTGAAAAGATTGTTTAAGCGATATGATGACGATGACGATTTAAAGGTAAGACTGATATTGAATCATCTAACCGTATTGTATAACTGTTTTGGTTATTCGGCGACCACTATGTTATTTTACAAACTAGAAGACTATCATCAGTTTTTAAAACCTTTTGTAGTCTTCCTAGCTTTCATGCCTGACGTAGTAGAATATAGTGATAAGAAAATTATATCATCCGAGATACCTTTAGACCTTAGAATTATAAAAGAGTTAAGAGAATTATGATAGTCGATCTTTTTTTAGTATATCAATTTATCCGTAGATTAGCTACGCCTTTTAACGAATGGAAGGCGTATGAATTAGGCATCATCGACGGTAAAGGTAAGCAACTAAAAAAACGTAGAGAATTTACTACACGTGAAGAAAAGGATGCTTATGGCATTTTTGACATAATGATCACAAAACTGAAGAGGCTCATTGAGAAAGTACCTGGTGGCAAAACAAGACTTGGATCTTACGCCGCGGCTCTTCTTTTAATCAAAGAATATAATACAATCTTAAATCAAGGAGAAAGCTGGCTCACGGAAGAGCACCTTGAAAGAAAATTTAACGAGTACATGACCCTTGTTGAAGACAGTCAATTAGATGTTGATGAATTGTTTGAACGGGCTTTCGAAGAAGATGCTCCAGCGAACTCTGCAGGCAGTGGGAACATTGCAGGTATTGGCGTTGGTGATGATGGCGAACCCGGTGTTAGTGTAGCACAACAGAAGAAGCGTAAGAAGTCTTCTCCAGTTGTGAAAAGGTTCAAAGACCGAGTGACTTTACTCGGCGCAAATACCAAGGGTTAATAAATGAGCGATTTAAATACTGTCAGGACAGACGTTGAGATCCTGAAGAAAGACGTATCTAATATACAAGGTCTATTAGGTAGACTTGATATCGCAATCGATAAGATTGCCGATGCAACCAATGGTATTTCACAAATACTTGCAGTTCATGAAACTGAAATCAAAGACACTGAAGCATCTCTCGTAGAGCGTAAGAGACTAGCAGAAAAAGAAGTAGATTTGCTACACAAGCGAATCTCTGAGAAGGATGCTGAAAACAAAGAAACAGCAGAATTTCACCACAACACTCTCATGACATTTCTTAAAGAACATGATGATCGAAGTGAGCAATACATCACTAAGATGAATGATCGTATTACTCAGCTAGAGAGGTGGAAATGGGTCATGTTAGGTGGCGCTTCAGTTGTAGGATTCTTAATTGCTAAGATGGAATATCTTTTACCTGCTATTCAGCAATAAAATGTCTTGACAGGACACACCAATAGTGTATAATGGTTCTATAGTCTAATTACACATTGGAGTTTCTTTTGAATATTACAGACCTGAAGTACGCAGGCATTTTATCGACTCGCCTCGACCGATTTTCAATTAAATCATACTCACCTTATAGAGCAAACATGCGTTGTCCTATCTGTGGTGATTCCCAAAAATCTAAGATAAAGGCACGTGGTTGGATTCTTGAAAAAGAAAACAACGCAATCTTCTATTGCCACAACTGCGGCGCATCTCATGGTATGCGTAACTTCTTACGTGCAGTTGATAACAGTTTATACAATGAGTATATCATTGACTCTGCCCTAGAGATGGGCGCTAAGAGAGCAATCTTTGATAAGAAGAAAGAAGAGCCAATCAAGCCTCTCGACAAGCTCCAGATGAAGGCGCCTAACTTCAGAAAGAAGGGTTCTCCTCTACTCAAAATAAAAAAGATATCTCAGCTAAATTATTCGCATAAAGGTAAGATTTATGTGCAAAAACGACAGATCCCAGCATCGAAACAATATAAATTATACTACGCACCAAAATTTAATGAGTGGGTAAATTCGATCATTCCAGGCAAGCTTCCTACTGTAGAGAACGATAGAGCCAGATTGATCATGCCATTCATAGATAAGAATGGTGAATTGTTTGGCTTCAATGCTAGATCGTTTCGTGATGATGAGTTGAGATACATCACCATCATGATCGATGAGAATATGCCTAAAGTGTTTGGTCTAGACGATGTAGACTTCACTAAGAAATACTACGTAGCAGAAGGTCCTATCGACAGTCTGTTTCTAAGTAATGCAGTCGCTATGGCTGGCGCTGACGGTAATGCAAAAGGACTTGAGAACACAGAGAATGCAGTCTTTATATTTGACAATGAACCTCGAAACAAAGAGATTGTTTCTCGTATGGAAAAATGTTTAGATAAAGGCTATAAAGTTTGTATTTGGCCTAAAAATGTATTGCAGAAAGATATAAATGATGTTATAATGACTGGAGTAACACAAGCTTCACTTGAGTTAATTATAGATAATAATACGTTCTCTGGTCTAGAGGGCAAACTACAACTTATGTATTGGAGAAAATGCTAATGAATGGAGAGGTGAATTGATTAGGGCAATTTTTGCATGTGATAGAGAAAATGGAATTGGCAAGACGGGTACTCTGCCATGGGCGCATAACTCAGAAGATTTAAAGTGGTTTAAAAAGTGTACAGACGGTGATGTTGTAATTATGGGCAGAAGAACGTGGAACGATCATAAGATGCCTAAGCCTCTTCCTAATCGTTACAACATTGTTATATCATCTCAAAATATACCAGCTGGTCCTAATGTAGTATTACATTCAGTCAAATCAGTAGAACAGCACATTAAAGAGTTTAATCAAGACATTTGGATCATTGGCGGTAAACATACGTTTGATGAACTAATGTACATGTGTGAAGAAGTGTGGATTAGTCGCATCAACGGCATCTATGACTGTGATACTAAGATGAGTGATCTAGTGGATTTTGAACTATACTTTAAATCCTACGATGTGGATAAGAACTTACGAATTGAAAAGTATAGAAGATCACTATGAAAACTTATTTGAAAGCGTTAGCAGACGTATTGTCCTCAGGCGAGGAAAAAACTGATCGCACTGGTACGGGTACTAAAAGTATCTTTGGGTATCAGATGCGATTTGACTTAACAAAAGGCTTTCCGGCTGTTACAACTAAGAAGTTAGCTTGGAAGTCAGTTGTCGGTGAGTTACTATGGTTTCTTGAAGGCTCTATGAACGAGCGTAGATTAGCAGAAATAACTTATGGAAAAGATAGATCAGAACTAACTGAGAAGAGAACTATCTGGACTGACAATGCAGAGAATCAAGGCAAAGAACTTGGCTACTCTGAAGGAATGTTAGGTCCAGTCTATGGTTTTCAGTGGAGAAACTTTGGCGGTGAGATTTACAATAGTGCGCCACATCTTAAAGGTACTGATCAGATTGAGTGGCTTATCAATGAGATAAAGACAAACCCAGACAGTCGTAGATTGATTCTAAGTGCATGGAATCCTAATCAGATCGACAAGATGGCTTTGCCGCCGTGTCACACATTGGCACAGTTCTATGTTAGTAATGGAAAATTGAGTTGTCAGATGTATCAGAGAAGCGCAGACTTGTTTTTAGGTGTACCCTTTAACATTGCAAGCTACTCTTTATTGACTCATATTATAGCCAAAATAACCAACTTAGAAGTACAGGATTTCGTACTTACGGTTGGGGATGCACATATATATACTACACACTATGAAGCAGTGAATACACAACTACAGCGAACCCCGCAAGAGTTACCCACACTGAATATCATTAAAGACTTTTCTTCTCTTGAAGAAGTACTGGGCTTGGATGTCTCTGACTTCCAGCTAGATAATTATAACCCATTAAGTGCCATCAAAGCAGAGATGGCCATTTAGAACGGAACCAAAGATGACTATAAGAATAGACAAGAGTAAAGATGATCTTTTAGCAAACTACGCTGTAGGTATGCTTAAGGATTTTTATTTAACAGAGTATGAATCATCACCTCAAGAGGCATACAAACGTGCCGCTACTGCGTGGTCAAAATACAAAGATGATATGGATGAAGATTTAGCACAACGATTGTACAACTATGTATCAAACAAATGGTTCATGTTTGCGTCACCCGTATTATCAAATGCTCCTAATGGATCTAAGCAAGGCAAAGGCATGCCAATCTCTTGTTTTCTAACTTATGTACCAGACACTCTAGAAGGTCTAATTGATCATACTGCTGAATTGCGATGGTTGTCGGTCTACGGTGGTGGTGTTGGCGGTCATTGGTCTGATGTTCGTACAGTAAGCGATATTGCACCTGGTCCTATGCCCTTCTTACATACAGTAGATGCTGATATGATTGCGTATCGTCAAGGTAAGACTCGTAAGGGGTCTTATGCGGCATATATGGACGTATCTCACCCAGATATTATTGAGTTCTTGAACATGAGAATTCCAACAGGTGACGTTCAACGCAAGGCACTTAACTTACATAACGCAATCAATGTATCAGATGCATTCATGGAAGCTGTAAGTAATGGCGGTACTTGGGATCTGAAAGACCCGAAAGATGGCAAAGTTAAAGAAAGTGTTGATGCTCGTAAGCTATGGGAACGTATCATGGAGATTCGTTTTCGTACAGGTGAGCCATATCTAAACTTCATTGATACTGCTAACAATAATCTACCTCAGCCTCTTAAGGATCTAGGTCTGAAGATCAATGGATCTAACTTGTGTAATGAGATTCATCTTCCAACATCTGCTGAACGTACTGCGGTATGTTGTCTATCTTCGTTGAATTTAGAGTATTATGATGATTGGAAAGATACATCTATTGTAAAAGATTTGGTTCGTATGCTTGATAATGTATTAGAATACTTTATTGAGAATGCACCTGACACTATTACACGTGCAAAATACTCGGCTGCCAGAGAACGTAGTATTGGTCTCGGTGCAATGGGCTTTCACTCACTTCTACAGAAGCACAAAGTGGCTTGGGAGTCTGAACTAGCGAAAGAGATTAACGATGTAGTATTCAATCACATTAAGAGACAAGCAGTAGAAGAGACAGAGAAACTTGCTGAAGAACGTGGTGACTATCTTGATGGTGTAGGCAGTGGACGTAGAAACTCACATCTTCTTGCTATCGCACCTAATGCTAGTTCTGGTGTTATTCTTTCAACGTCTCCGTCTATTGAGCCATTGAAAGCTAATGCATACACACATCGTACACGTGCTGGTTCTTTCTTAGTGAAGAACAAGTATCTAGAAGAAGTGCTTGAACTCAAAGGAGAAAACAATGACACTAATTGGACTTCTATTATTACTAAAAAAGGTTCAGTTCAACACCTGCCCTTCCTGACAGAAGGCGAAAAGGCAATCTTCAAGACTGCTGATGAACTAGATCAAAACTGGGTTGTACAGCATGCCGCAGACAGACAAAAATATATCTGTCAAGGTCAATCTGTGAACTTATTCTTTCCATCAGGCGCACCTAAATCGTATGTTAATCAAGTACATTTACGTGCATGGAAAGAAGGTCTAAAAGGTCTGTATTATCTGCGTACAGAAGCAAAACAACGTGCAGAGAATGTTAGTGAGAAAGTCGAGCGAGTAGCACTAGCAGGAGATATGCGTACCATCGTGTATTCTAAGAAAGATTGTCCGTTCTGTTCTATGGCAATGGAAGAGTTAAAGTTACGAGGTATTCCTTATGATAAGATAGACCTCAAAGAGATTGGCAAGACAGCCGCAGAAGTAACTGGACGTAAAGATGTCAAGAGTGTTCCACAAATCTATATTTCAGGTGAGTATGTTGGTGGATACAATGAATTGATGGAATTTTTAAACAAGCCTGTCGACCTCGATGAGGGAGATGAGTGTAGAGCGTGTGAAGGCTAAACACAAATAACAAATATAAAGGAAAGAAGAAGTATGGCACTATTAGATTTATCAAAAAGCTATCGCCCGTTTGCGTACCCGTGGGCAGTAGAACTAACAAAAAAACATGAAGAGATTCATTGGGTAGAAGACGAAGCAGAATTGAGCGAAGACGTTCAAGACTGGAAAACAAAACTGAGTGAAGATGAGAAGGATTTCGTAACACAAATTTTGCGATTGTTCACACAGTCAGATGTACAGGTTGGTGAGAACTATCACGAACTGATGATTCCAAAGTTTAAGAATAATGAGATCCGCAACATGCTTGCGTCATTTGCCAATCGTGAAGGTGTGCATCAACGTGCATATGCTTTACTGAATGACACGCTAGGTCTACCAGACGAAGAGTTTCACACTTTCCTTGAATACTCTGAGATGGCAGATAAGCTAGACTTTATGAAAGAGGGTAACATCAATACTCACACAGGTCTTGCCTTAGTTGTGGCACAGTCAGTATTCAATGAGGGAATGTCATTGTTTGCCTCGTTCGTAATGCTACTAAACTTTCAACGCTTCGGTAAGATGAAAGGCATGGGTACAATTGTTGAGTGGTCTATTCGTGACGAAACTATGCACGTACAAGGCAATGCTAAGTTGTTCCGTGAGTTCTGTGAAGAGCATCCACGTATCGTAAACGATGAGTTGAAATCTAAAATCTATGAGATGGCTGCCAACTCAGTGAAACTAGAAGACAAGTTTATCAAACTAGCGTTTGATGGTAAAGATCAAGAAGGTATTACTGAGAAAGAAGTAAAGCAGTATATTCGACACATTGCTGACCGTAGATTGCTACAGTTAGGCATGAAGCCTAAGTTTGGCGTAAAAGAGAATCCTATGCCCTGGCTAGATTGGGTACTCAACGGTGCTTCACATGATAACTTCTTTGAGAAGAGAGTTACTGAGTATTCAGTTAACGGCATGGAAGGCGATTGGGGTTGGGACGAAAACACATCTGAGGGTGAAGTTTGCGGTCTTGATGGACAAGGCTGTCCTGCTTAATGGATAAGTGGCAGAGTGCTTACATGGATACGGCAGAGAGGTTCGCTTCTCTGTCAACTGCCGTCAGACTAAAAGTTGGTTCGATTGTTGTAAAAGATAATCGAATCATCTCTATTGGTTATAACGGTATGCCTTCTGGTTGGACTAACACTTGTGAGGACTTAACTGGCGCTTTTGACGAGAATGCCACACCTATCACTAAAACTAAACCAGAGGTAATCCATGCTGAAGCCAATGCTATCGCAAAGTTAGCAAAATCAAACGAGAGTGGCGAAAACGGTACAATGTACATTACCCACGCTCCTTGCACCGAATGCGCTAAGATGATATATGCTAGTGGAATAACTACGGTTTATTACAAGCATAAGTATAGGGATGAAAGTGGCGTTCATTTTCTACAAAAATGTAACATAAAGGTAGACCAATTATGAAAAGACAGGAACTTTTCTGCGACCATTGCGAAAGCGAGTGTACAGTAGAAACTTTAAATATGGAAGACCCCATATTGTTTTGCCCTATTTGCGGTAGCGAAATCGAGCATATTGAAGATATGTTAGAAGATTGGGACGAAGACGAAGAGGCTTGGGACTAATGTGGAATTACGGTGACGTTGAGTTCACCAGTGAGATGATCAAAGAGTATGTTGGATTTGTTTATGTCATTACTGACCTCAGTAATAAAAAGAAATATGTAGGTAAGAAACTATTCAATTCTACAAGAAGACTAGCCCCACTTAAGGGCAAGACCCGCAAGAGAAAAGTAGTCAAAGAATCAGATTGGAAAGATTACTTTGGATCTAGCGAAGAAGTAAAACTAATACTTGAAGAGAACGGCAGAGATTCCTTTCACAGAGAAATTATTCATCTATGTGATTCAAAGGGAGAGATGTCTTATCTTGAGGCAAAAGAGCAGTTTGACAGAGAAGTGTTGCTGTCAGACGAATATTATAATGGAATTATAAATTGCAAAATACATAGGACACACGTAAAAGGATTAAGAAATGACTAACAAAGAAAGGGATAAGATAGTATCAGACTTCAACAAAAAGTGGAAGTATCGATACGACAAAGAGCAACATGGTATGGCAGACGCTTGGTGCATCATTCGCAGTGAAAGCGAGTCTGGTAAGTTTGAAGGCGATTGCGAAGACTATGCGTTATCAGTACTATGGCAATTATGTGGGCAATCTGATATTAGACTTTGGTGGATGCTTATCACAAGACAAGCTGGTATCTGCGGTGTAGGTCGATCCAAGACAAAGATGACTCATGCCGTACTAAGATATAAAGGCGAGTACGTAGACAACTGGACTAAGAAGTTTGGACCAAAGTCTGCTATAGAAAAGAACCACACGTTTCATTGGTTGTACGGTCATGGACTGCTACACTTCACAATAATTAAAATGCTTATGAGCAAAATAGTTCGAACCGTTAAAGGTATCAAACGATAGAAAGGAATATACTATGTACGCACCATTGCCTTCTTGTGTGACAATTAAGAAATCAGACATTCATGGACTCGGTCTATGGTGTGTTGAAAAGATAGAAGCCGGTCAAGAGATCGGCTTATCTCACTTCTATTGGGGTGATAGACTGATGCGTACACCTTTAGGTGCTTTCTATAATCACTGTACGATCAACGATAATATCGAAAAAGAGTCTAAAGATAGTAGGTTCTTCATGATGGCAAAACGAGACATCTTACCAGGAGAAGAACTTCTATGCAATTATACTTTCTACGATCCTACTCTTGATGATCAGTGATGTGCTTGATGTATTCATCGATGCTGTGATCTGAGAAAGAATCAACTTTACCTTGCTTGATTCCCATCCATATGCCACGTAACTTATCTTTTACTCTTTGCCATCCAGTTGGATTTCTGACTTGACCATAAGCGTTGATATAGTGTTCTTCACCGTGATGAGTGTATCCCATTATGTTTAAAGGCACTGTTGTTACGATATCGTTATTGTTCTTCCATCTATGATGTACAACGCCTAAGCTATTACAATATCCTTTCCAACCAACTCTCGGTGAGCCGTAAGTAAACAGCATCACTGGGTCATTCAATCGTTCTTCAAACTTACATCTGCTTGCCA